TCGGCGCATGGCTCGCCGTCCTATCCGACGCGCACGCCTTAACACCGCTCGAGCGGCAATCATGGCAGTCGTGGGTCGTCGCCGGCGACGCCGCAAACGGCTTTTGCGCTGCGCATAGCGCCTGGCATCTGCTACCACGCTGTCAATCACGGAATCCACCGTGGACGTGGGTCGCTGATACCGTCTAGCGTCGGCTACTACAGAGTCAATCACGTCATCAACGGTGGTGCGGGCGGAAATTATGCCCCGGGTGTGGGCCCCCCAGGGAGCGCGGTAATGCCCTCGCACACGAACAGGATGCTGGCTGGAACGCCTTTTGGCACCGCCATACATGCCGGCAGAGTGCAACCCCCAGCCGGTATTATTATCGGGCGAGATTAGAATAGACATGTTAAAAGGTGCGGCTAGAAAGCACTTTTGGAGCAACTATGCCCAGGGCTTTGTGCACGTAGGGACAGGTCCGACGGCGGGCGTCAGTGATGGTCACGCGCTGGACTCCACTGATACTGCTGCGCAGCGGCAGGGTTCCGTGATCTGTGAGGGCGGGAACGTTTTCACTGACGGTGGTAATGGTCGGAGCGGGCGGACGCACCAGTATCTGATTCTCAGGAAAGCGATTGAAGACGTGTGTAAGCGCGGTGGACTGGCGGATAAGCTGAGAGTAAACGGCCTGCTCATTGTAGAAACTTTTGGCGTGTACTGGCAGCAATTCAACCCCCACTACTGGGTAGTTGCTGACTTGCGTAGACGGGCGAAAAGTTACTGGGTCTTGCATCATGTCGGGTAAAGACCAGTACACCTGCTGCGACCCGCACGTGACGTCCGCTGTGGTCAATAAAGTCCAGGATTGCACTCCCTTCTTGGGGTCTCCATAGTTGTAGGCTAAAAACCAGCTGCGATATGCGGTGTTGTTTTGATCATTAGGCAGCAAATTGTAGCTGCGATTTTTGCTATCTTTTGCCACTGGTTCGATTACCAGATCTTGGGGGCGGGTTGCAAAAGTATCGTCGCCAATTTCTTTTCCCTCCTCTTTGGCTTTCTGAATGCTAGCTTCATACTTTGCAACGTCTAACAAGGCCGGAATGTTACCTCCCTCCAAATCCTCATACATGATTTGAAAACCTTCTTGAAACGGCAGCCGCTTACGGATTCCCAGCAGATTACTAAGACGACTCTGCGTAAAATCCACTCCGCACCCCGGCAATAGAACAATATCCGGATGAAACGCTTCATTGGTGTACACGCCTGGCATGACAAGCTTGGTTACCGGGTCCCAACCCAAACGGAAATTGCGCGTGTCAAACTTCACCCCTATGTCGCTTTCTAGCACGCCGTTTTGTCTTCCCACTTCCAAGTAGTTGTCTACAATGGCGTTATTCATAAGATCAATGGTCATAGTTTCCGAGTAGTTTCCTTCGGGCAAGGTAAACTCAAACCACTCGTAGCGCGGTAAACCAGTCTCCTTATTTTTTTTTTCTACCATTAGCCGAGCTTTAAACTTGTTGGTAGACATAAACTCGTTTATGTTGGGCATGTTTGTGCGCAGGATTGTTTTTAGGTCAGCACCCCACCGCGAGCGCTCGTCAAAGTTAATGGTTTGCGTCCCCGCCTCCGCTGGTGTGAAGTCATTGTTCTGCACCACCGTGGTTTGAAAGTTGCTGTGGTCATTTTGGTAGTTCAAGGAGGCAATGTCTGCCGATTTGTTATCCACTAGATAAACCCGGGTGGTGTCATATAGCGGCGCCAACTCTGAGTAACGAATGCTGTTTCGCCCTTCCGTAGGCCCCAGGTAGCGGGGAGGAACGTAGAGCGCCTCCAGCGTTGCCGGCGAATCCGCTGATCCCATCACGCTTTCGTAAGAAGGAGGAGGAGGACCCTCTGCGTATGCCATCACGGGTGGCACTCCCACCGCTCGTCTCATTTTGCTACTGGGAAGAGGGGAGAAAACACACAAAGGGACCGACGCTGTTGCCATGGCTCTGGTAAGTGGTTTTTTTTTTTTATTTTTTTTTAATACAATCTGCCCAAGCGGCCCTGAGGACGTAGGTGGGCGAAGGGGTTGGAAGAAGCACCAGTTCCCCCCAAGTCCAAAACGCTATTGTCATCGGCGGAGTCATCCTGGTCGTCTTCTCGCCGGCGCCAACGGCTGAAAGGGCCGGCCAAAGGGCGGGACTGGCTCTCCTCCCACTCCCGCTGCTCCTGAGCGTAGGTCTTCCAGCGATTCATTTTATCTACCAAACTTTCCACCCCGTTGTTAGGAAAGTTCTTATTACGAACGGGTTGCAACAGGGGATCGTTTAGGTAGTCCGTCTCCCCTGGAAGCCGGGGACGCAACACCCGTCCGCTGTTGCTGCTGCTAACAAGCGATGGGAGGCTTGGGAAAGGGCTCTGGCCCCTGGAAGCCGCTTCCACCAAGGGCAAAGGCAGCTCATCACCGCCTTCCTTCTTGCGGTAACGCGCAGGGACAAAAATGCTGTCGGACACGTCGTCCCACAAGAAGCCGTCATCTCCCTCGGGCATGTCAAATTCTCCCGTATAAAAACCAGAGGGGGGCATCCAATGGGGGTTCAAAATGGCATTAGTAAAGTACTCGCTGTTCATGGCTGCCGCGCGATGCAGGTAGTCCATTAGGCGGTTAATGAAAGGCCGATTGGACGAATACAGCGACGGTTCCATGTTGCGGGCCGTCATATCCAGAGCCGAGGATGGGGTCATCCCCTCGCGCATTAAGTATAAACTGACAGACTGTTGCACGTAACGCAAGATACGCTCTTCCTCGGTACTCAGTGTGAATTGCGAGGGAATTTTCTGTTGCCGGTTGGTGAGCAGGAAGTTCAAAGTGGCTTCCAGACTCCCGGTGTCTTGCTGTCCTAACGCACGGCTCACACTGGTGATTTCCTGGAAGGTTTGTTCGTCTACCTGTGTCTGACCGATAGCCTCGCGGTACAAAGTGATCAGATGGCCAAGGTATGAGTCCCGGCTGATGGTACTACTATTTGTAAATGGGGCAATCAGCAGCAACAACAGCCGGGTATTGGGCGTCAGCAAACTGGAAATGGTGGCGCGGTCACCAACGGGGGCCCGCACACCCCACATGCCCTGCAAGTTTTTGAAGGCCTGTGTCAAGTTAACCGTCTGCAGTCCCTGCCGCGAAGTTTGGAAAAAGTAATCGGGACCTGACTGGTAAACCTCGCTTTGAGGTACTTCTGCCACCAGGAGGCGCAATGCGCTGATAAAGCTAACGTAATCCTCCTGTCCGCGCGGAACGTTAGCCGGGAGCGTGCTCAGAAAAGCATTTAGCGCCACCTGGGAACCCAAGTTAGTGTCATGCATAAAGCGCTCCCGCTGTGCTACCGCCTCCCTCACGTCAGTGGTAAGGCGGTCAAGATTGGCTTGTACGTTGGTACTGTTGTATCGGGCCACCCTTTCCAGCAGAGCATTGTAAATCAGTCCCGCTTCGTCCTTGCGAATTGCTTTGCTTTCTGTTAGGGCGTTCACGATAGCCAGCACCTTCTCGTGGGTTGGGTTAGTACGAGAGGGTACCACGGCTTCCAAAATGGCCGAAAACCTGTTGGCCTGGGGCTGCTGCCTGAAGGCTTCAGGATTGCGGGTGGTCAAAGCTAGAATACGGTCCATGGCCGCCGCCCAGTCGTCTGAGGGGGTCACGCCCGAGGGTTGGCTTTGCAGTGCTGCCAACATGGCAGGATCCACCTGCTGCGACCCGTCCACCACCGCCGTCGACCGCTGCATCTACAAAAACACCACCTGGCCGATCAGGGCTCGTCCTCGTAGTCCTCCTCCTCATCCTCCTCCTGCATTGCGTTGCGGTATCCAACCGCCTCTAGAGCCCGGGCACTTGGCTGCCATTGCAAATCTGCCCCCATGTCAAAGTAAGACTCGGCATTGGCATCCCCGCCGGCCCCCGTCAATGCTCGACGCAGGCTGTGCATCAACTCGCGGTCGCTCAGTTCGCGGCGGCGGCTGGCACTCACGGCCTTATGAATGCGGTCGTTGCGGTAAACCCCCAGATCGTCGCTCAGCGTCAACACCTTCAGCGCCATACGCATGTAAAAACTATCAATTTTCACCTCCTTGTCTATGGGCACGTAAGGAGTTTTGTAGATCTTGCGGGCGTAAAACTTGCCGAGACTGAGCATGCTGTAATTAATGGCCGCCACCTTGTCGGCCAGGCTCAAGCTGCGCTCTTGCACCACTATGCTCTGCAGGATGTTGACTAGGTCTAAAAGCCAGCGCCCCTCGGGCTCAGCAATGTTAAGCATAGCTTCTCGAAAAGTTTCATTATCGCGGCTGTGTTGTACAATCAAAAACAGCTGTGCCGTCAGCGGTTTGCTTGCCGGATTCTGCACGTACGCTTCCATAAAGTCCCACAGATGCATCAGGCCTATGGCCACCTCTTCTCGCGCTACTAAGGTGCGCACGTGATTGTTAAAGGTTTTTTGAAAGTTGCGCTCCTCGTTTACAGTTTGCTCGTACGCAGTCACCAGATCGGCCGCCGACACGTGAGCCCGTGCCGGACTTACTCCACTACGCTTGTCGGGCTCAAAGTCTTCGGCGCGCAGCACCCTTTGGCTGTTGAAACCGGCCCGCAGTTCCTTTCCCGCATGAAACCTGCGGTCCCTCATCTCTTCGGGTTCCTGTCCGCTGCGATCCCTAAACAGGTTCTGCGGCGGCACGTAGGCCTGACGTGCGTCCCTTTTAAGTTGTACGCGGGGATGATGCTCGGGGGAGGGTGCTCCCAGGCGAGCCAAACCCTCGCCCTCTTCCAAATCCAGCATGGCCTCCTCGTCAGGGTCGCCACCGCCGGCTCCGGAAAGAGCCACGGCGGCCTGGGCGCTAGTGGGGGGCGGGAGCGTTGGCTGCGTCGGACGCATCTGTCGCAACACCGGATGCATCTACAAAAAACGACAAAAAGACTCCCCTCCGTATCTGGAGATCCGGGGACCGCGGCTAGGTCTCGGCGGGGTTTCCGTCGTGGACACGGGGCCGGCGCGTCGGGAGTGGCGGATCCAGCCGGTCTCGAACCGGGGGTTGTTCGCCACCGCACCCTGGCGGTCTATCCTCCAGGCTACGGAGAAGAGTCCGTGATTGCTCTCTATTTTTCCATCTAGAGCGTACAAGATTGCGCCCGTCTTACCGGCCAAAGCGTGCCCACCATGGAGCGTTTCTCACCGTTGCGCAACATCTGGAACCGAGTCCGCGAGTTCACCCGCGCTGCGACCACCTCAGCCGGAATTACCTGGCTCTCTCGCTATGTTTACCATTACCATCGTCTTATGCTGGAGGACCTTGCGCCGGGCGCCCCAGCAACCCTACGATGGCCCCTCTACCGCGAACCGCCGCCTCACTTCCTGGTTGGCTACCAGTACTTGGTGCGAACCTGCAACGACTACGTCTTTGAGTCCCGAGCCTACTCCCGCCTTAGGTACACAGAGATCACCCAGCCCGGAATGCAAGTTGTAAACTGGTCCGTCATGGCCAACTGCACGTACACCATTAACACCGGCTCTTATCACCGCTTTGTGGACTTAGATGACTTCCAAAACACCCTTACTCAAATTCAGCAAGCCGTGCTGGCAGAAAGAGTGGTCGCCGACCTGGCCCTCCTGGAGCCTCTCCGCGGGTTCGGCTCTACCCGCATGGCCGACCGAGGAGATATAGAAATTCCCGTGGAAAGACTCATGCAAGACTTCTACAAGGATCTACGTCGATGTCAGAGCGAAGCCTGGGGCATGGCCGACCGCCTGCGGATCCAACAGGCCGGACCAAAAGACGTTATCCTCCTTGCCACCATCCGCCGTTTGAAAACCGCCTACTTCAACTATCTCATCAGCAGCATCACCTCCCGTGGAAACCCACAGCCCACCGTTCTGAGCTTACCTTGCGACTGTGATTGGCTCGATGCTTTCCTTGAAAAGTTTTCTGATCCCGTCCAATTGGACTCGCTCAACAACGCTTGGCAATCTCTGCCTACACAACAGATAATCAAATGCATAGTTAGCGCCCTGTCTCTGCCCGAAGGACCCCACCTGCTACCACCCATCTCCGGAACGGGATTGCAAGGCGGTGTATTCGAGCTGCGACCCCGAGAGAACGGACACGCCGTCACTGAAACCATGCGTCGTCGCCGCGGAGAAATCATCGAACGCTTTGTCGATCGGCTGCCCATTAGGCGTCGCCGCCGACGACCTGTTCCGGCACCCGCGAGTCCCGAGGTGCCTGTTGCAGAGGAGGAAGAACTCATGGAAGAAGAAATCGAGGAAGCGCCGGGCGCCTTTGAACGCGAAGTGCGAGAAACTGTGGCGGAGCTAATCCGCCTCTTGCAAGACGAGCTGACAGTCGCGGCCCGCAACTCCCAATTCTTCAACTTTGCGGTAGACTTTTACGAAGCCATGGAACGCTTGGAAGCCCTTGGCAATATCAACGAAATGACTCTTCGGCGTTGGGTTATGTACTTCTTTGTCTGTGAGCACATTGCCACCACCCTCAACTACCTTTTCCAGCGCTTGCGCAACTACGCCGTGTTTGCCCGTCACGTTGAGCTTAACGTGGCCCAGGTGGTAATGCGCGCCCGGGACGACACTGGTGACGTTGTCTACAGCCGTGTGTGGAACGAAAACGGGCTTAACGCCTTCTCCCAGCTCATGGGTCGCATCTCCAACGATCTTGCGGCCACCGTGGAGCGGGCCGGTTGGGGGGAGCTCCAGGAGGAAGAGATCGATCAGTTTATGTCCGAGATCGCATACCAAGACAACTCGGGCGACGTGCAGGAAATTCTGCGTCAGGTCGCGGTCAACGATGCGGAGATTGATTCTGTTGAACTTTCTTTCAGGTTCCGAGTCCGGGGACCCTTGGTCTTCACTCAACAAAGACGTATCCAGGAACTCAACCGCCGCGTTGTCGCGCACGCCAGTCAGCTGCGGGCTCAGCATCAACCGCTACCCGAGCTCCAGGCCAACGTGCTTCTACCTCCTCTTCAGGCGGGTCCCGAACCGCCACTGCCCCCAGGCGCCCGTCCGCGTCAAATGATGTAAACCCTCCCTCAACCTTCCGCCTCCGAGGAACCATTGTAGCCTCCCGAGGACAAGGTCTCCTCTACGCTATTGACACTTCCACCAACTCCCCCCTTGAAATTAAGTTTCATCAACGCCTGGCGTCCGCCCTTACCCGCCTTCTGCAAGTTAACCTTCGTTCTTTGCCCGCCGGCCTCAGCGAAGCCTTCCTGGACTCCCTGGACAGCTCCCAAATCCGCTCTCTCGCTCTCAGGCTTCAGCCTCCCCGCGTCGAGGTTTGGACCTGCGCCTCGCGGGGCATCGTCACTCCCTCCGTCATCCTCCCACAGCAGGAGCGTGCAGGTGCAGAAGAGAACAACGAGGGAGAAAGGCAGAGCGCTCAGGAGCCTCTTAATTTCCCTCTCCGATTTCTCGTGCGAGGGCGCCAGGTACACCTCATTCAAGAGGTGCAGAACGTGCAACGCTGCGAGTATTGCGCCCGCTTTTACAAATATCAGCACGAATGCACGGTCCGCCGGAGAAACTTCTACTTTCATCATATCAACGCCCAGTCCTCCGGCTGGTGGCAGGAGATCAATTTCTTTCCGATCGGCTCTCATCCCCGCGTTGAACGCCTCTTCGTCACCTACGACGTTGAGACCTACACGTGGATGGGAGCCTTTGGTAAGCAACTGGTCCCGTTTATGCTAGTTATGCATCTCTCGGGGGATGACACCCTAGTGGAGGAAGCCTGCCGTCTGGCCCACGAACTACAATGGGATGCCTGGGGAAATGACGGCCATACCTTTTACGTGGTCACCCCCGAAAAAATAGCGGTAGGAAAAAAGTTTCGAAACTACCGCGACCGTTTGCAAACCCATTTTGCCACCCAGCTGTGGCAAGCGTTCCTTGCTGCCAATCCCCAAGTGGCCGAATGGGCCCGACTTGAAATGGGACTATTTTCTCCTGATAATCTTACTTACGAGGAGTTAAAAAAGGCCCCCAAACTACAGGGAACACCCCGATTTGTGGAACTCTACATTGTGGGACATAACATCAACGGCTTTGATGAAATTGTGCTGGCGGCTCAGGTGATTAACAACCGCTCGGACGTGCCCGGACCTTTCAAAATCACCCGCAACTTTATGCCACGGGCCGGCAAAATCCTTTTCAATGACATTACATTTGCCCTACCAAATCCGCTATCCAAAAAGCGCACCGACTATCACCTCTGGGAGCAGGGCGCCTGCGACGACACTGACTTTAAACACCAATTCCTCAAAGTCATGGTGCGCGACACCTTCGCTCTTACACACACCTCTCTGAGAAAGGCCGCGCAAGCGTACGCTCTTCCGGTGGAAAAAGGCTGCTGTCCTTACAAAGCTGTCAACCAATTTTACATGTTGGGTTCCTACCGTGCAGACGAACGTGGCTTTCCGGCCGAAGATTACTGGAAGGACCGCGAGGAGTACCTCCTGAACCGCGAACTTTGGGAAAAGAAGCAACAGTCTCGTTACGATCTGATACGCGAAACCCTTGACTACTGCGCTTTGGATGTGCTTGTCACCGCCGCCTTGGTACAGAAGCTGCGAGAGTCCTACGCCCAATTCATCTGTGATGCCGTGGGTCTGCCCGAAGCCAAATTTAACGTTTTTCAAAGGCCCACAATTTCCTCCAACTCCCACGCCATCTTTAGACAGATCTTGTACCAAAGCGTAAAACCTAAGCGTTCGGATCTAGGCAATGGACTACTAGCCCCCTCACATGAAATGTATGATTATGTCAGGGCCAGCATTCGCGGAGGACGTTGCTATCCCACTTACATTGGGGTGCTCCGTGAACCTCTTTATGTTTACGACATATGTGGCATGTACGCCTCCGCGCTTACCCATCCCATGCCGTGGGGCTCGCCGCTCAATCCCTACGAACGCGCCCTAGCGGTTCGAGACTGGGAACGCGCTCTGTTGCAAGTTGACACTCCCATTGACTATTTCAACCACGTCCTACTTCCTGGCATCTTCACCATTGACGCTGACCCTCCATCTGAAAACTTACTAGATGTACTACCCCCATACTGCTCGCGCAAGGGAGGACGCTTGTGCTGGACCAACGAGCCCCTAAGGGGCGAGGTGGCCACTAGCATAGATCTGATCACCCTGCACAACCGCGGGTGGCAGGTACGGTTGCTTCCTGACGAGCGCACCACTGTCTTTCCCGAGTGGCGCTGCGTGGCACGAAAGTACGTGCAGCTCAACATCGCCGCCAAGGAGCGGGCCGATCGCGAGAAAAACCAGACGCTGCGTTCCATTGCCAAGCTGCTTTCCAACGCCCTTTACGGGTCGTTTGCTACCAAACTAGATAATAAAAAAATTGTGTTTTCTGACCAGATGGACCCTGCCACCATCAAAAGCATTGCCGCGGGACAAATTAAAATCAAATCCACCTCGTTCGTAGAAACTGACACCTTGAGTGCTGAAGTTATGCCCGCCTTCCAGCGCGCGTACTCACCCGAACAGCTGGCTCTTGCCCACAGCGATGCGGAAGAAAGTGATGAAGAACGCGGACACGCCCTTTATACACCCACGCAAGACCCCAAAGGTCACGTGACCTATACTTATAAACCAATCACATTTATGGATGCAGAGGAAGATGACCTTTGCCTTCACACCCTAGAAAAGGTTGACCCCCTGGTGGAAAACGACCGCTACCCCTCCCAAATTGCCTCCTTTGTTCTGGCCTGGACCCGGGCTTTTGTCTCAGAATGGTCCGAGTTTCTGTACGCGGAGGACCGAGGCACGCCGTTGGAGCAGCGTACCCTCAAATCGGTATACGGCGACACCGACAGCCTCTTTGTCACCGAAGCCGGTCATCGCCTCATGGAAACCCGAGGTAAGAAACGCATCAAAAAACACGGGGGCAGTCTGGTTTTTGATCCAAAAAATCCCGAACTAACCTGGTTAGTGGAGTGCGAAACCACGTGTGCACAGTGCGGTGCCAACGCTTACTCGCCGGAATCTGTCTTCCTGGCACCCAAACTCTACGCCCTGAAATGCCTCTACTGTCCCAGCTGTCAGCACATTTCCAAAGGCAAGCTTCGAGCCAAAGGACACGCAGCCGAAGCCCTAAGCTATGAGCTGATGCTAAAATGCTACTTGGCTGACTCTCAGGGCGAAGACGCGCGCTTTCACACCAGCAGGATGAGCCTGAAGAGAACCCTGGCAAGCGCCCAGCCCGGAGCGCATCCCTTCACTGTCACCGAGACCACCCTAACGCGAACTCTTCGGCCTTGGAAAGACATCACCCTCGCCCCTCTGGACGCCCACCGGCTGGTACCGTACAGCCAAAGCCGGCCCAATCCCCGCAACCAAGAAGTTTGCTGGATCGAGATGCCATAGAGCATATCACCGAGCTCTGGGATCGGCTCTATCTTCTACGTCAGTCTTTGGAAAAAATGACCATGGCCGACGGCCTAAAACCACTAAAGCATTTCCGCAACTTGGAAGAGCTTCTTTCCCTGGGTGGTGAACGTCTCTTGCAAGACCTGGTCAGGGAAAACCAGCATGTCAGAAGCATGATGAACGAAGTTACCCCACTCCTGCGGGAAGACGGCAGCTGCAGCTCCTTAAACTACCAATTGCAGCCTGTCATCGGGGTCATTTATGGCCCCACTGGCTGCGGCAAATCCCAGCTTCTGCGGAACCTGCTTTCCTCCCAGCTTATTAATCCTCCCCCCGAAACCGTTTTTTTCATCGCCCCCCAAGTGGACATGATTCCCCCATCCGAAATTAAGGCTTGGGAGATGCAAATTTGCGAGGGTAACTATGCCCCCGGTCCGGAAGGTACCATAATCCCCCAGTCAGGAACCCTTCTTCCCCGCTTTGTTAAAATGGCCTATGACGAGCTCACGTTGGAGCAAAACTATGATGTATCCCACCCCAATAACATTTTTGCTAAAGCTGCGGCCAAAGGTCCCATCGCCATAATTATGGATGAGTGCATGGAAAATCTGGGGGGTCACAAAGGGGTTTCAAAGTTTTTCCACGCCTTCCCTTCCAAGTTGCATGACAAATTCCCCAAATGCACCGGCTACACCGTGCTGGTGGTCCTGCACAACATGAACCCCAGACGGGACCTCGGGGGTAACATTGCCAATCTAAAAATCCAGGCAAAAATGCATCTAATCTCCCCCCGCATGCATCCTTCCCAACTTAATCGATTTGTTAATACTTTTACCAAGGGACTACCCCTGGCCATTAGCCTGCTCCTTAAGGACATATTTCAGTTTCATGCCCAAAAACCCTGTTACGATTGGATTATTTACAACACCACCCCCGAGCATGACGCCCTCCAGTGGTCCTACCTCCACCCCAGGGACGGCCTTATGCCCATGTATCTAAACATCCAAGCCCATTTGTACCGGGTCTTGGAAAACATCCACAAAGTCCTCAACGACCGCGACAGGTGGTCCAGGGCCTACCGCAAAAGAAACAAATAAACACTCTTGACTTTTCAAACAGTTGTGTCTTTTATTTATTTAAGAAGCATTAGCGGGAGGGTTAAGCAGGGCCACTTTGGCAAACAAATCTTGCAATTGCTGAGACAGCTCCTCCAGGCGGGTCAGCACCACAGACAGGGCATCTTCTTCCCTCAACGACCGAGACGCAGCCAGTTGATTGTAAAGTCCAAAATCAGCTGCCATACCACGAGCAGTAGAGGCAGCGGCAGCAGCGGTGTCCACCGACGATCCAACAGTGGCATAGGTAAGGGTTGCTGAATTGGCGGGGGCGACAGGACGACCGTCCACGTTGGAGCCCATCACATTCTGACGTACTCCTGCCCAAGCGGGAAGACGGGTTGTCAAATATGGGCTAAACACCCCACCCTTAAAACTCACAGCGTTCCCTTCCATGGAGCCGCTCATTTTAAAACTTCCTTTCCTTCCTCCACCCCCAGACTTTATACCTGTAATAAGCTCCGCCCCTTACCCTTAATCCTCATCGCTGGATTCGTAGTCGGTGCGAAGACACGACAACATCTGATGGTCCGTGCGCAGCTGCTCCGTCACGTTCAGAGTTGCTGGATATAACCTGATGTGATTGGCTCCACACTCACAGGGGCGACAACGAGCCTTTAACTCATCATATCTCACCACTTTATACAGCTCTATGGTCAAATCAAACACCCCGCTCCACCACACCCGCGAAAAAGCATCAGTTTCCATTAAAACTTTAGTATGGCAAAAATTACTCTGATATGGAGAAAACATGCCACGACGAGCCCCCAAATGCATGGTACAACGCATAAGCATGTTATGCTCAAAAACAGGCCAGGGGCGGCGCTGATGGGAAACCACATGAATCACTTTTAGAGTCTGACAGTTTCCATCTGCGCAAGTTAGCAGCTGAGAGTGACCAGTGCCACAAATCATATTATGCTTAACACTGGCAGTTCCCTTCAGCAGTAAAAAGCACACATTTTCGGAACCCGCATTATGTCGAATTCGCGCCTGGCCTTCTACCACCATAGCCAAAATGCATCGTTCAAACACACATTTTTTTACAGACATTTGGCTCTTGTTTTGCCCCACCAGCCCTTTCCAACATCCCACAAACGTACAACCTCTGGCAGACACCCTACCCCAGGAATCCACGCAAACACCGCTGCAATTTTGAAAAAACACACCATGCAAAGTTAATTGAGTGGTAGAAGCAAACACCTTGCCATTAAATCCATCTGCTGCAAATCTGACATTATTAAATGTTACCCCGCTCATACCAATCACCCCAGGACCTAAACTCTGCATTGCACAGTTAAAAACCACCCGGTCAAAGGTTTGGAATCTAACCACGGCTCCATTTCCAATTACATAGGCACATTTACGTATATTAACAGTTTTCTTAATGGTATAAATAGTGTCTGGGCGAAGAGCCACTTTGGCAAACATATTCAAAGCTAGTTCCCAGTCCTCCCAAGGCTCCATCCAATGTGTTTTCAGCTGTTCAAATCCATACTTGTATAAAAGATTCATGTTTCCATTTTTAAACTCATCTTCCAAATCAGCCCACCAGACAGACTCAGGATAACAACGAGACATTAAACTCAAGGTTAACTCCTTTAGAAAATCCGCCCCGTCATTTTCTAACTTCCTTTTCTCCCCCCTTTGCCCACTGCTAGTACCCTCTTCGGGGTCAGGTTCAGTTACAATTCCGTTTGAGGATCCAGACCGGCCCTCAGGTTCTCCTCCTCCTCCTCCTCCTCCTCCCGCACTGGATCCAAACCGTGCGGAGGCTGCGCCGGCGAGCAACCTAAGACCCTCTTCCTCCGCAGCAGGGTTCTCCACAGGGCCATTGTCATGTAATCCAGAGTATACCCCTCCGACAGATGGGTTTGGGCGCTCCATTGATCCAATATAAAACAAATGAAAGCAAGCCCAGAAACCGTACGGCCGGGGGAAGAAAAATCTAAGTTTTTGATCACAATTTCCTGGAAAAATGAGTGGTGGCCCAAATTTAAAGATGCAAAAATTCCAGGGTTAAAAGACAAAAGCTCAGCAAATCGCGAAGAGTAGTCCTCTTTAGCTCTATAAATTACATTAGTTAAGGTTGAACCAAAAATAAACCTCCAACAGCTGGAAGTTCTGGCAGAAGCCAACTCCAGCAAGCGTCGGAGGCTCTGATAACTTTGTAGCTCACTCCAAAACTCCATCAGAATAAACTAACACTGAAACCACTCCACCTGCTTATATACCCGCGGACACACCCAAGAAATAAAACACAGGCTAAACGTCAATAATTTTATTACTACATAATCTCAAGAGGACTTGGGGCGCTTTAAGGACAAGTTTAAAGGTTCATCCGTCGGATCCTCCTCAAGTAAATCTTCTATGCAATCAACAGCTGGGCGTCGTCTACAGGAAACTCTGCATGGGGTGGGTCTTACTGGTGCCGTGGCGGTCAAAGAACAAGGCAGCTCAGTCTCCTCATTTGACCCCAACTCACACTCTCCTTCCGCATCTGAAATCGGACCTAGTAAGCACAAAAAAGCACGTTAACCCCCACACATCATCCAGCAGTATAAAACAAAAAAAAAATCTCTACTTACTGTAAATGCAGTGACCGGTCAGACGCATGTAACATAAAGCACACATAGCTTCAGGATTTCCACTAGAGCCCCGATGAAAATCACAAGCCCGACAACCTCGTCCCGGGTTTTCTGGACAGTCCAACACCAGCTGACTAGCACCCTCAGCAATATTCACATAATTCGACACAGCCGTCTCTTCCTCCTCCGCTCGTTCTTCAGCTTCATCAGCCTCCGAGCCGCTAGGAGGCAAACCCTCTTCATAGCATTTCAAGTCCAAATTAACCTCCACCAGGTCTTCTCCAACCCCAGAATCGCCCGAAGCCGCACCACTGTCAGCACTGTGGTCCTCGGACAGCATCCAGTTAGGAAACATACCATCTACCGCTTCCTCATTCGGATCCCCTTCAGACTCATCCAGCTCCACATCAAAAAGATTGTGAAGCGAAATCTCTTCAAAAGCCTGAGAAGGTTCAGGAAAATCAAACAGATGCTCAGCCTCCAGCAGCCCCTGGAACATGTCATCCCAGTTCCCGGTGAAGAAGTCCGGCAGCATTCTCATCTCGGCGGCAACGGAGGAGAAAACTCTACTCGCTGGCACTCAAGAGTGGCCTCTTGACGTTCTGGCTGTGTTTAAATACCCTCAAAAGGGCTGAACACACAATAAAATAAGGACTTTGAGCATTCGCGTGGCAGTGCCACGTAGGGAAACCGCCACGTCAAAGCCCCAAAGTTCAGCAATGATCAGCAGTTTTCCCTCCCTAGCCATAAAAAGTCCAGAGTTCGTTCAACTTCCGCATTACTCAGTTTTCGCGCCAAAATAACCAAAAAGTTACAAAAACCCGCCCAATACACCAAATTTCCGGTCAAAACATACTACCGGATCCGTCACTTCCGCCGCGCCACTCCCCAACCTTCGACCCCAACGTCATTCACCTCCACCCTTTCCCACCCCG